CTTCGGAAGTTCTCCGGAGGGATATTTTGGTGGACCGTTTTTAGGCTGGGCGGGCTCTATACCGTATATTTTCGTAAAGCTAAGGTGATTTGTTGATGCTTTGTAGAAGGGCGATCGGTGATTTTTTGGTGTTTGTTCGCGTTTGTGTCTTCACCTCCCTTCTCTAACCTCCTTCAACATAGATTTGGACGGACACTGGTTACTGGTCGCTCGTCTACAAAGCATCGAAAAGTACATAAGAAGTAGTTAACAACTAAATGAGACTACGTGAAAACAAATGAATACTTGTTTAGAACGCATTCAACCCGTGTTGAAAGTAAGGTGATATTTGATGGCCAGACCTAAAAGGCCTGCAAAAGAGGTCGGCGGGTATGAGCGGTCATCAATTATTCCCGCTATGACCGTTGAGGGACAAGAGGATCAACTGATATCGTTGGCTGTAGACCTGGCAATTCAAAGACTGAAGGACGGAACGGCCAGTAATCAGTTGGTTACGGAACTAATTAAGCTCGGAACGACAAAAGAGCGCCTGGCTAAGGAAAAACTCCAGCGCGAGAACGAAATGCTCCGAGCAAAAACGGAGGCTCTGGAAGCCGCAAGAGACAACGGCGAGAGATACGCAGCTGCTATACGCGCGTTCGCTGAGTACAGCGGTCATCCAGAATTTGATGAAGATGAATTCGAGGAATATTAGAAGCTATACCGCTCTTTCCAAGATTAAAGATTTCGAGGAGCGGTACGAGTATCTTCGACTGTCGGCAAAAATCGGAGAGAAGACGTTTGGATTTGAACGCTGCATTAATCAGACGTTCTACAGATCTCCTGAATGGAAGCGAGTTAGGAATGAAGTAATCAGACGCGATAACGGTTGTGATCTTGGAGTCGAAGGACGAGATATTTTTGGTCCTATAGAGATTCATCACATCAACCCGATTACTATAGAGGACATAGAGCAAGGAAGCGATTTGCTCCTCGATCCTGATAATCTTATCTGTACTTCGCCTATGACACATAAGGCTATTCACTTTGGAGACAAAACCCTTCTTCCAAGAAACATGCCAAATGTTCGAAGACCAAATGACACTTGCCCGTGGAAATGATCTACGGGGGGGGGAGTAATAAACCTATGAACACTTATTATATTGCTGGGTATCCAATAAGCGACGAACTTTATCATCACGGGATACTTGGACAAAAATGGGGAGTTAGGCGCTATCAGAATCCAGATGGCACTTTAACTGCTGCTGGAAAAGAGCGATACGGTTCAAAAGAAGAACAGAAAAAGCTAGCAGATCGGATAAAATCTGCAAAAAATTCATGGAATAATCCTGCAGTTATTGATGCCGCGGTTCGAATCAAACGAAATAATACAGAACGAGAAGCGCTTAGTAAAGAGAAGACTAAAGAGGTAGATAACTTCTTTAACAATAAAGAGTTGTATAACGAATATTTGAATAAAGAAGTAGATCTATTTATAAAGGCTTATCCGGATATTGCAAAAGAACATTCAAGAGAAAAGCTATTTGGGTTTGCTCAAGATGGCGATTTAAATCATGAATATGATCGTTCTGCGTTTGGTTTATTTGAACAATCTGATGATAAAAGAGCCAGTAAGTTGAAGGAAATAAACAATAAGATGGAACAACTAAATAGGGAACAGTATAAACTTGCGAAACAATATGCAAACGAACTTCTTGGAGAATATGGAGATACTCAATATACTGTAACTTCTTATGCGTTTCCAAATGGATATCGTAGTAAAGTGAGTGACACCTTGACAAATATTCTTTATTATAATGCCGGGCATATAGCTAAAAAATACGTTTAAGATTAAATATTTAATCTTAATTTCAAGGAGGCCCCCAACTATGGAAGAAAGTATTTTCGATTCGATAAAAGCGCTTCTTGGACCGGATGCCTCCTACGACGTATTCGACCAGGACATACTGATTCATATTAACACCGCGATCTCCGTACTTACGCAGCTTGGAGTCGGACCTGCGACAGGATTCCTTGTTACAGGATCTGATGAAACCTGGGCTGACTTCATCGGAGACGACAAGACTCTGCAAATGGTTAAGACTTACATATACATGAAAGTCAAAATGGCTTTTGATCCTCCGGTGAACTCTTCTGTACTGAGTGCCTATCAGGAAGCATGCAAGGAATATGAGTGGCGGCTTAATGTAGCCGTTGATCCGGAGAAATTAGAGGGTTGACAAAGATGATGTACGCGTGCTAAGATTGTAAAAAAAAAGAGGTCTTGGCAGTATGAAGAAAATTCTGGTTATAGTATTATTGCTCGTTTGCGTTTTTCTATTATCGAAGTATGATTATTACAATAGCCCATACGAGAGATGGTACAAAGATGGTCTTGGAAGGCTTATACCAAATCCATACGATGTTATTGGTCTTGTTTCAAAACCTGGTGAGTGGCGACATAATGGATCAAATAGTTTTAGAGAAGACGTATATGGCATATCCGATGACGATTTCGAAAAGTATGTGGATGCCGTTATGGAGTGCGGATTTAGAAGAGATTTTTATAGGTCTGATGACTGGTTTCATGCCATGAATGTAAATCCGTTAAGCAGACACAGGGTAACAATTACATCATTTGATGATGATTCAGACCCGCATTTAGTAAAACGTATATGTATTAAGATATCTCAAATATGAAGTATATTATTTGCTCCTCACATCGAGGAGCTTTTTTATTGTTTAAAACTATCGAGTGAGGTGAAACCAAAAATGAATAGTTACTACTCCGGGTGGCCTTACTCGGACGAGCTTTATCACCACGGCACAAAAGGTCAGCAGTGGGGCAGAAGGCTCTATCAATACGAGGATGGAAGTTTAACTCCCCTCGGAAGAATACATTATGGAGTAGGGCAAGCTGGAAAAGCGGTTGGACGAGGAATTAAATCGCTTAGCGAAAAAGTGAAAGAGAATAATAAAAAGAAACATCCTGAGAAGATGACGGATGAAGAACTACAGAGCGCAATTAGAAGATTGGATATGGAAAGACGATACTCTGATCTTGTAAAAAGTAAAAAACCAGCTGTGAGTAGAGGTAGAAGAGTGGTTGGAGATATACTCGAGTCTGGAGCTAAAACAATAGCTAATAGGGCATTTAATGAGGCTGCTAATAAAATATTCGATGAGAAGCCCGATACAAGTTCTATTAGTTATAAAGTGAAACGAGATTTTGAAAAAGCGTTTAACGAACAGTATAAGAACGGAGAAGGTTCTCTCCCCGATTACACTTCTGTTAAAAATGCTTCTAGTTATTTGGAAGAGCTTAGAAAGATTGAAAACAAAGGCGGCGGACAAGGTAAGAAAGGAAAGGGCAAAGGTAAATAACTTATGTCACTCTCAAATACGGCTGTGCCGATTTACTATGGCAGATTTCGGGACGCCGTTGACAGAGGCGACATACCAGTCTGCCAAGAGATAGAAATGGAAATGAACCGGATTGACGAATTGATCGCTAATCCGGATTATTATTACGATGATAAGGCCGTCGAAGGGTTTGTAAAGTTCTGCGAGAAGGAACTGACACTCACTGACGGCACCGAATTACATTTATTAGATTCCTTTAAGTTATGGGCTGAACAGATCTTTGGATGGTATTACTTTGTTGAAAGAAGCGTCTTTAAACCAGGCAAGAATGGACGACAAGGTCGTTACGTAAGACGAATGATCAAGAAGCGTCTTACTAACAAACAATACCTTATCGTTGCTCGTGGTGCTGCGAAGTCGATGTATGGTTCGTGTATACAGAATTTCTTTCTGAACATAGACAGTTCGACCACCCATCAAGTAACAACAGCTCCGACAATGCTTCAGGCTGAAGAGATCATATCGCCTATAAGAACTGCTATTACAAGAGCAAGAGGCCCTTACTTTCAGTTCCTTACAGAAGGCTCCATCAATAATACAACAGGCTCTAAAGCCGATAGAGTAAAGCTTGCATCGACTAAGAAGGGTATACAGAATTTCCTTACAGGTTCTCTTCTTGAGGTCAGGCCTATGAGTAAGGACAAGCTTCAGGGACTCAGATGTAAAGTTTGTACCGTTGACGAATGGCTTTCCGGCGACATTCGAGAGGACGTTGTTGGCGCATTGGAGCAGGGCGCTGCTAAGGGTGGAATCGAAGATTACGTGATTGTGGCCATGAGTTCTGAGGGCACGGTTCGAAATGCGGCCGGCGATACAATCAAAATGGAACTTATGGACATACTTAAAGGTAAGTATAAGAATCCTCACGTATCGATATGGTATTACAAGCTTGACGATATCTCGGAAGTTGGGGATCCTGAGAAATGGGTTAAAGCGAATCCGAATCTTGGCAAGACTGTTAGCTATGAGACGTATCAACTTGACGTCGAACGCATGGAGCACGCTCCGTCTCAGCGAAACGATATTTTGGCTAAGCGGTTTGGTATTCCGATGGAGGGCTATACTTACTTCTTCACTTACGAGGAAACCCAGCCCACAAACAGGCGAAATGACTTCTGGAATCTTCCATGTGCTATGGGCGCCGACCTTTCAATGGGTGATGACTTCTGTGCTTTCACGTTTGTGTTTCCTATGCGAGACCAGTCTTTTGGCGTTAAAACCCGTTGCTACATAACTTCTCTTACTTTCGACAGACTTCCATCAGCTATTCATCAGAAGTATGAGGATTTTATCGAAGAAGGAAGTTTGGTGGTTCTCGACGGAACAGTCCTCGATATGACTGAGGTTTATGACGACCTGGACCAGTTTATCGAGGAAAGTGGATACGACATTCGAGCTTTTGGATTTGACCCATACAACGCAAGGGAATTTGTGGAACGATGGGAAACCGAAAACGGACCATACGGAATTGAGAAAGTAATACAGGGTGCAAAAACAGAGTCTGTTCCTTTGGGAGAGATCAAGAAACTTGCAAGCGAACGGCTTCTCCTATTTGATCAGGAGCTCATGAGTTATTGTATGGGTAACTGTATTACTATCGAGGATACGAATGGAAATAGAAAACTACTCAAGAAGCGGCACGAGGATAAAATCGACTCCGTGGCTGCTATGATGGATGCTTATATAGCTTATAAGCTTCATAAGGATGACTTTGAGTAACCTTATCGGAAAGAAGGTGAATAAATAGGATGAATGTATACTATATTGCCGGCTTTCCGGTAAGCGATGAACTTTGGCACTATGGTGTTGCCGGTCAAAAGCATGGGGTTCGTCGTTATCAAAATACCGACGGATCGTATACTGCTCTAGGACGCAGACACTATGGAATAGGTGACGGTCTGAAAAAAGGAGCAAGCGGAGACGAGGTAAAGAGCATGCAGAAAGGTCTTGCTCAACTTGGATACAGCTTGAACGCTTATGGCGCAGATGGGAAATTTGGAACAGAAACTCAGGTTGCTCTGAATAAATTTAAGAAGGACCATAATCTCCCACAGGACGGCGTTTACGATAAAAAGACGCAGGACGCGTTGATCGATTCGCTTTCAAAGAAAATGGGAGGAAGTTCTTCCAGTACGTCAAGTGCGACTACTTCTGTGGCATCCTCCGCAGGTTCTCAAGCCGCAGAAAATACGACCGACACCGCAAGTGATACAACCGTATCTGATACTACTGCTTCGAATACTTCTGGAAAGAATAGTTCCGGCAAAAAGAAAAGCAGTAGAAAAAGTGGCGGAGGCGAAAAAAACAAAAGCTCCGATGGCGATTCCGATATGGAAACCAAGGCGCTTGCTCAGTTTAGAGCCGTTAGCGGGATGAGTATAGGAAGTCTAATGAGCATGATAAAGTCTGGAGATGTTTCTGGAATAGAAGATCTGTTGAGTAAGATCAGCGGAAAAGACATATCCGTTACCACTTCAGATTCATCTCTTCGTACATCGGTTGACAAAGTAAAAGATTCCGTAAATGTCGGTGAAGACTTTGTAGCTAAGTTTTTGAATATTAAAACTAAATAGGACGGTGAAAAATCAAAATGATGAAATTAAGACTTGAAGCGCCTTGGCATACTTATGCTAAGAAAGTAAAGGCTTTATTCGAGCAGGATCCTGAAATCGAAGTGTCCGATCTCGAAGAAGCCGATGGCGAGGAATACGAATACGCTTTGCATATTGAAGTAAAGAATCACGACAAGTTTGTGGCTCTCGATCGGGTTATTCCTTCTTATAAGGTGTTTGGGAATGTTATCATGGCTATTGTCCTTTATGATGAAGAGAACTCTGGTATAAATCCCGCAATTGAGCTCTATGAGACGATTTTCAAGGGTAATCCGATCGTCAAGGATATCAAGAACCTTGTCGATAGTGCTGGGACTTCTCATGGCTACGTTCGTTTCCAGCCAGAAGTCGTGCAGTTCTTCGATGACGATCTGTCCGATTACAACGGTAATTGGACCGGTCTTGCGGAAGATATTGCAAGGGAAGTATTTGAGAATGATTCCTTCGACATGAACTTCTGCACGGCTGCCAAGAATGAATCATTGGAAAAGCCCCTTGGTGAGTGGCCGTAAACTACAATTTTCCTCGTCATTGACGGGGGGGGGGTAATAAACCTATGAACACTTATTACATTGCTGGGTATCCAATAAGTGACGAACTTTATCATCACGGGATACTTGGCCAAAAATGGGGTATCAGGCGTTATCAGAATCCTGATGGGACTTTGACTGCTGCCGGAAAGAAACGTTATGGAAAACTAGGAGAATACGGAACTCAAAATCAAAGTTTGTTTAGAAGATTGCATACTGGTGATTGGGCGCTTGGGTTGAAAAGAACAAGCGAAAGATCCGAAGAATTGGCAAAAAGCAGTTCGAAAGATTTAAAAAATACGGGTCGTATAGAAGCATCAAAGAAGATGGAAGCTTATGGAAAACAAGTTGAACGCGCTAATATAGCTAGGGAAAAATATTTATCAAACACAAGCACTGGAAAACTCGTTGCTCAGAATATGCTTTTGTCTCCTATTGGTGGTTATGCTTATAGAGAGTTTAGATCTCAGGATAATAGCAGAGGAAAAGCTTTGGCTAAAACTATTGGATCTATGATTGTTCCCTACGGCGTTGCTTGGGCTCCTATGGTTGGTCAAAAGCATAAATTTGGATAAGGTGATAAATTATGCCAACATTTTTTCAACGCTTACAGCATAGCTGGAATGCGTTTCGGGGAAGGGACCGCCCCGGCATGATGGATAACGGTCCCGCTACCTATTATAGACCAGATCAGATACGTTTACGAGTCAGCAACGATCGATCTATGATTACGGCGATATACAATCGAATAGCGATGGATGTTGCCAGTAACAAGATCGAGCATGTTAAGCTGGACGAAAACGGCAGGTATAAGGAACGAGTAGATGATGGTCTTAACAACTGTCTGACGCTTGAACCGAATCTTGATCAGACAAGCCGCGCCTTTATACAGGACGCGGTTCTTTCTATGTTTGATGAAGGCTGCATGGCAATTGTACCGATAGACACGACACTCGATCCAACGAAATCCACGGCGTATGACATAAATAGCATGCGAGTTGGCAGGATTGTTCAATGGAGACCGAAGACTGTCGTGGTGTCGGTTTACAACGAGAATAGCGGCCTTAAAGAAGAGATTGAGGTAGCAAAGCGTTTTGTGGCAATCGTTCAAAATCCGTTCTATATGGTTATGAACGAGCCAAACTCGATTCTTCAGCGTTTGATTCGAAAGCTGAACATTTTGGATGCCATAGACGAGCAGAGCGGCGCAGGAAAGCTTGATCTCATCATTCAGCTTCCCTATGTTGTTAAATCTCCCACACGCAAAAAGCAAGCGGAGGAACGTCGAAAGGATATTGAAATGCAGCTCGCCGGTTCTAAGTACGGCATCGCGTACACCGATGGAACTGAGAGAATCACGCAGCTCAACAGACCCGTAGAAAACAATCTGATGAACCAGATTGAGTATCTGATGAACACGCTTTATTCACAGCTCGGTGTTACGCCAGAAATTCTAAACGGTACCGCCAGCGAAGAAGCGATGATCAATTACAGCACTCGTACCGTCGAGCCGATCCTTTCTGCGATTGTCGACGAGATGAAGCGCAAATTCCTGACAAAGACGGCCAGGACGCAAGGGCATTCCATCATATTCTCGTCCGAGCCGTTTAAGCTTGTTCCCGCCAGCAAGATTGCCGACATTGCTGAGAAGTTTGTTGGTAACGAAGTGCTGACGCCTAATGAAGTACGCTCCGTTATCGGATTTAAGCCTTCGACCGATGAACGTGCGGATGAACTTAGGAATAGGCGACTCAATCAAGACAACGAAGGCGAGGCTATGCCTGCATTCAATCAAAATGACAGTTCGGATGAGTCTCAAGGCGAATCTTCGGACAATATAGCGGAGATGAAAATGACCGACTTTAACCGAATGATTAATGCTCCGAATACAGGCTGATATTGGAGGTAAACAAAAATGCCCAAGTTCGACTTTGGCGGTTACGCCACTAAAAACGATCTGAAATGCGCCGATGGTCGAACGATTCGCAAGGATGCTTTTATTGACTGTGACGGTATGAATGTACCGCTGGTCTGGGCCCATAAGCATGACGATCCCGCAAGGGTTCTAGGCCATGCGATCCTTGAAAATCGAGAAGACGGCGTATACACTTACGGTTCATTTAACGATACCGAATCCGGCAGGAATGCAAAAGAGCTTGTGCGTCATGGCGACGTGAGAGCTCTTTCTATTTATGCAAACCAGCTGGTTCAAAAGGGTGGCGACGTAATTCATGGGATGATTCGAGAGGTCAGCCTGTGTCTTGCCGGCGCTAATCCTGGAGCCCGAATTGAGGAGCTTTCCTTTGAGCACAGCATCGACGAGGATTGCGAAGATTTCGAGGCGCTGCTGTTCAATGGCGAGAACATCGTCATTGAGCATGCTGAAGAGGCTGATTCTGCAAAAGAAGAAGCCGTTGAGCACACCGAAGATACTGATTCTGCAAATGAAGAAGTTATCGAGCATGCTGAAAAAGAGAAAAAGGAGGAAGCACCCGTGGCTGAGGAGACTAAGAAGGAGAGCGAGAAGACCGTTAAGGATGTATTTGATTCCATGAATGAAGAGCAGAAGAATGTTGTTTATTTCATGATCGGTCAGGCTCTCGAGAATGAGAAATCTGATGAGGAGGAAAAAGAAGTGTCCCATAATCTGTTTGAGAACAATGGCGGAAATGAAGAGTATCTGGCTCATGCCGCTATGACTGACGCTATCGAAACCGTTATTAAGGACGGCCAGCGCTATGGTTCGCTGCGTAAGTCCTATGAGCATCACATGCAGGAGGGCGGCGCTCTGGCTCATGCCATCGACACCACCGGCCTGACCGTGCCCGATGTGACCAACGCCGCTTACAAGGTAAATCCCGGATACGGCATTAATGGTCTGGAGTATCTGTTCCCGGAAGCCAGGGAGCTCAACGATCTGCCCGAGTTCATTAAGCGCGACACCACCTGGGTCGACGTTGTTTTGAACGGCGTTAAGAAGACTCCCTTTGCCCGCGTTAAGACCACCTTCGCTAACATCACTGAGGATGAGGCTCGTGCGAAGGGCTATCTGAAGGGCAAGATGAAGAAGGAAGAGTTCTTCAGCCTGATGAAGCGTGAGACCACGCCCACCACCATTTACAAGAAGCAGCGCTTTGATCGTGATGATCTGATCGATCTGGCTAAGCCTCAGGTTGTTGCCTGGGTTAAGACCGAGATGCGCATGATGTTGAACGAGGAACTGGCTCGTGCTATCCTGATCGGCGACGGTCGTCTTGCAAGCTCCGATGACAAGATCTTCGAGGATAAGATCCGTCCTATCGTCAGTGATGAGAACTTCTTCACCATCAAGGAAACTGTTCCGCTTGGTGGCGGCACCGACGAGGAGATCGCCAAGAACCTGATCAAGGCCGCGGTTCGTGCCCGCAAGAACTATAAGGGTACTGGCAGCCCGCTGTTCTTCACTACCGAGAGCTGGCTGACTGAGATGCTGCTTGCTGAGGATTCTATCGGTCGTCGTCTGTATGAGACCAAGGCTTCTGTTGCGGCTGCCATGCGTGTTCGTGACGTTGTTCCTTGCGAGCTGCTGGAGAACTACACCGATGCCAATGGCCGTGAGCTGATTGGCATTATTGTCAACCCGATCGACTACAACGTCGGCACCGATAAGGGCGGCGAGGTCAATATGTTCGATGACTTCGATATTGACTACAACCAGTTCAAGTATCTGATCGAGACCCGTTGCTCCGGCGCTCTGATCAAGCCCTACTCTGCCATCGCGCTGTTCAAGGCCTCTGGCAACAACAATCCCGTTATTACTGAATAATTCAAAATGGGAGTGAGATAGCTCATGGCGAAATTTTACGGAGCAATTGGTTATGTTGAAGATTTTAAGCCAGAAGCTAACCCGGACGTGTGTAGGGAAGTTCCTGTAGAACGCTTTTATAAAGGGGATCTGCTGAAGAACTACAGGAATCTTACCGCGAGCGACGAGCTTAATGACAACGTGACCATTTCGAATCAAATCAGTATTGTGGCAGATCCATATGCTCTTAGTCATATTTTCGCCATGCGCTATGTCAAATGGATGGGAGTTGCCTGGAAAGTTTCAACAGTAGACGTTCAGACACCCCGTCTGATATTAACTCTTGGAGGCGTGTATAATGGCGAAACCGCGGAGTAAATTGAGCGAAGTTCTTCATACCTTCTGCGATAACGTATATTTTCAGCCTCCAACAGGATACAAAATCAAGTATCCATGCATCATCTATGATCTGGAGAAACCTGATGTTACGTTCGCGGATAACGCTCCATATGCGATATATGACCAGTATTCAATAAAATACATCACAAGAGATCCTGACGACGACCTCAGAAACCAGATCATAAGGTTACCGCTGTGTTCGGCTGACAGGCCTTACATGGCAGACAATTTATACCATCATCCGTTCAGGCTTTATTGGTAAGGCCTGAACCAAGTTTTTATAAGGGGGACAAATTAATGAGTGCTATTGTTTGGGACGCCACCGGCGAACGTTTGTTTGAGACTGGCGTAGACCATGGCGTATTGTATCCTTGGAATTCTACCCAGAGCAAGTATGACACCGGTGTGGCCTGGAATGGTCTGACCGGCGTTACTGCGAGCCCTGACGGTGCTGAGCCTACTGATCTGTGGGCTGACAACATCAAGTACGCTACTCTGCGTTCTGCTGAGACCTTCGGCATGACCATCGAGGCGTATACCTATCCCGACGAGTTCGGTGAGTGTGACGGTTCTGCGAGCCCCGCCGACGGTGTTTACATTGGTCAGCAGAGTCGCAAGGCGTTTGGCTTCTGCTATCGTACCAAGGTTGGCAGCGACAGCGATACTGAGGCCAACAAGTATAAGATCCATGTGGTCTATAACTGCACCGCTTCTCCTTCGGAGCGTTCTTACGAGACGATCAACGACTCTCCCGATGCAATCACCTTCAGCTGGGAAGTCACCACGACTCCTGTCAACGTGACCGGCTATAAGGCTACCAGTGAGATCACGATCGATGTTTGGAAACTGACTGATGCTAATAAGAAAGCTCTGGAAGATAAGTTGTATGGTTCCTCTGGTACTGAGCCGACTCTGCCCGATCCCGACACTCTGCTTGGTCTGATCGGTGCTGCCACCACGACTACCGAATAAAAAAGTAAAACAAAAGGGACAAATGGAGGGTATTCAGTTCGGCTGGCCCTCCACTATTAAAAGGAGAAGAGAAAAATGCTGAAAAAGTCTATTACCTTTACTGATTACGATGGAAATGAGCGCACTGAAAATTTCTGGTTTAATCTGAGCAAGGCCGAGTGCATGGAAATGGAACTTTCCACGAATGGCGGTATGCAGCAGATGATCGAAAAGATCATTTCCGAGAAGGACCAGGCCAAGATCGTTAAGATTTTTAAAGAGATTATCCTGAAGAGCTATGGCGAGAAGTCTCCGGATGGAAAGCATTTCTACAAGAGCCCTGAGATTTCTGCTGGCTTTGCGTCTACCGAGGCTTACTCCGAACTGTTTATGGAACTTGCTACCAATGCCGATAAGGCTGCTGAATTTATGAATGCGGTTCTGCCTGCTGCGCCTGAAAATGCCGGTACGATAGCCGCGCTTCCGAATACATAAATAACGGACGGTGATTGAGAATGCTCCAGATCGTTGTACCTGAGAGAGAGTATTTCGACGATTCCAAGCAGGAGTTTATTTATTGCAAAGAACAAACTCTTTATCTGGAGCACTCTCTCATATCTATTTCAAAATGGGAGTCCAAATGGAAAAAGCCATTTTTAGAAACGAAAGACAGGACTCTTGAAGAATCTATCGACTATGTTCGATGCATGACTGTGAATACAAACGTGAATCCTGACGCGTATAGAGGTCTTACACAGGAGATTTTTACTAAAGTAGGACAATACATAAATGACACTATGACGGCTACATGGTTTAATAACCGTCAGCAAACAGGAAAGGGTAAGGGTGGAAAACCGCAGGTTGTGACATCCGAGCTTATTTATTATTGGATGATCGCCTATGAGATACCGTTTGAATGTCAGAAATGGCATTTGAACAGACTTCTTACTCTGATAAGAATTTGTGAGATTAAGAATACCCCGAGTAAGAAAATGAGCAAACGGGATATTCTGTCAAGTAATAAAGCTTTGAATGAATCCAGACGAAAGGCACACGGAACGAGAGGATGATCCCCGAATGATAAAGTTCAAGCAAAAGGGAGATTTCAAGAAGACTGAGAAATTTTTCGAGAGAATTGGCAAAGGGGATTATTTGAAGGGTCTTGAGTATTTCGGAGAAGTTGGGGTAAGTGAACTGATGAAGTATACCCCAAAGGATACCGGAAAGACGGCAGCGAGTTGGACGTATTCTATTGAGAAGACCAGAAACGGTTTGGTTTTGAGATGGAATAACTCGAATGTTGTAGATCATGTAAACATAGCTGTGATAATTCAATACGGTCATGGAACGTCTTCCGGATACTATGTGGAAGGTATTGACTATATTAATCCGGCTCTTACTCCGATATTCGATCTTATCGGCAAAAACATATGGACGGAGGTGACGAAGAATGCCTAACAGTATAGACGAGAGAGTTGTTCAAATGACGTTCGACAACAAACAATTTGAGCAAGGAGTTTCGACAAGTCTTAAGACGTTGGATGACTTAAAGAAAGCTTTGAATTTTGATGAAGTTGAGAACAGCCTTAAGAATATTGAAGAAGCGTTTAATGGCGTTGATTTTTCTGGTCTTGAAAACAGTATAGACGCTATCGCCGCAAAGTTCTCTCCGCTTGGTGTTCTTGCGGTCACCGTAATGCAGAGAATTTCAAATGCCGCAATTGATGCCGGTAAGAAAGTTGCTGATGCTTTTCTCGGTATAAGCGAGATGAGCGCTGGCCAATCAAAGTATGAAACTCAGACGAAAGCCGTACAGACGATAACGAATGCCACTGGAAAAACAGTTGAGGAAGTTGAAGAAGTATTAAAGAAGTTAATGCATTATACTGATGAAACTTCTTATGACTTTTCTGAGATGGTTGCCTCTATCGGTAAATTTACTTCCGTAGGTATAGACCTTGAACGATCTGAAAAGGCTATGGAAGGTATTGCCAACTGGGCTGCAAAATCTGGTGCAGGAAAAGCTGAAGCGAATCGAGCTATGTATAATATTGCGCAGTCATTATCGACTGGCTCTTTAAAACTTATCGACTGGAAATCTATCGAGAATGCCAATATGGCAACTAAAGAGTTTAAAGAGACCGTCATTCAGACTGCGATCGAGATGGGTGTTCTTCAGGATAAGGGTGATGGTGTTGGTGCCGTTGTCACTACGAATGAAGAAAAGTTAAAGAAAGCACAGCAGCAACTTGCTAAAGCACAAACTGCTACGAAAGACAGAGCTGCAAAAGTGGCCGCTGCTCAGGAAAAGGTTGCTGCAGCTACTAAAGAGTCTACGATTAGTTATAAGAATTTCAATTCTACGTTGAGCGACGGCTGGCTTACTTCTGACGTGCTCATTGCGACATTGGAGAAATATTCTGATACTTCAAAAGATTTTGGTGCTGCTGCATATCAGGCGGCGAGGGAAGCGTTGACATGGAGCGACGCTCTTGATGCTGTTAAGGATGCTGTAAGTTCCGGATGGATGCAATCCTACAAGTATATATTCGGTAATCTCGACGAAGCTCGCGTAATGTGGACTAATGTTGCCGAAGCTTTAGTTGAGTATACTGATATTTTTACAAGTTGGCGTAATAAAGTTTTAGAAGCCTGGCACATTCAAGGCGGCTATAATGATATGATTGAAGCCGCTTCTAATTTGTGGCAGACATTTATGAATATTGTTCTTGGCGTAGGTGATGCTCTTGTAAACGTGTTTCCGATTCTTAAAGTTGACAACATGACCGACGCTTTAGTTAATGGTACGAAACAGCTGAAAGAATGGTCGGAGAGTCTTTTTGAAACTTTTGGTCTTACCAGAAAGATCGAAGAAGAGGAAAACGAAGTAGCTGATGGTACTGAGGAGATAAAAGAATCGGTTGATGACGTTAAAGAATCTGTGACAGCAACGGTCGAAAAGACTGTACAGTTGAGCGAAGCCACTAAAGAAGCTGCCGAAGGATTTAAGAGTATAACTACTGGCCTCAAGCGTGGAGCTCGAGGGAACGATGTTAAGAAACTTCAGAAGCAGCTTATGGCTCTTGGATTCAGTCTTGACAAGTACGGCGCTGACGGGATATTTGGTCCGGAGACTCAGGCTGCTTTGAAAGAGCTGCAAAAAGCGCTTGGTATAGAACAGACCGGTATTCTGGACGAAATGACGAAGGCCGCGCTTCAAAACGAAGAGGCTCTTAGAAAGCTTCAGAGCAGAGCCAAGCAGGGAATAAAACTCGGAGACAAGGGAGAAAGCGTTAAGAAGCTTCAGAAAGAGCTTAACAAGTATTTAAGCGATTCTGAGAAGCTCGCTGTCGACGGTATAATGGGTCCCAAGACTGAAGCTGCGTTAAAGAAACTTCAGAAAGAGCTTGGCGTAAAGCAAACCGGAGTTTGGGACGAAGCTACAAAATCCGCTGCGAAGTACGCAAAGTATACGCTAATCAATCTCGAAAAGGTAAGCAAAGCGCTAAAGAGCGGAATGAGCGGCGACGACGTAAAGGTTCTTCAGGAACAGTTGAAGAAAGCCGGATATTTAGCTGCCGATTTTATTGCAGATGGTATATATGGCCCGGAAACAGAAGAGGCAGTTAAGAAGCTTCAGAAAGCACTTGGCCTTGCGGAAACCGGTGTTTGGGATAGGACCACTTATATAGCTCTTAGCAATGCGCAAGAAATGATAAGAACTTATGGCGCTGCTGGAGTGGCTGCTAGAGAGGCTTCTATTGAAGAGTATAAAGCGAGTGACGCAGCGGAAGAAAATGCTGAAGCTTTAGAAAAAGAAGAGGAAGCTGTAAGCAGGACCACTATCGCGATGATGCGTTTACAAAACATCGTAAAAGGTTTTGCTTCTGCTATAAAGATCGTAACGAGGTTTGTAGGGTCTATTGGAGAGATTGCTGGAAATGTGCTCAGAATGTTTGAGCCTTTGGTCAACGTTCTTGTGCGATTTGGATCTTATGTGGGCACAATGTTCGAAAACCTCGCAAATGACCTTGAGGATAATAATGTATATGGCAAATTTGTAAAACGGGTAACCATTGCGTTTATGCCTTTATACGATGTTATAAAAGGTATTTCCGGAGCTATAGGATCGTTTCTGGACGCTTATGATGAGTTTTTAGAAAGAACCGGATCCAGGAATACGTTTGGCAATTTCTTCACATTCCTTGGGGATTACTTAAAGCAGAATCCTGTATTGAAATTCGTAATAGAATCGTTCCAGAAGGCTGGCAGCATTATAGCGACTGTCGTTGGATTTGTTTCTGAGAAGATTAAAGCTTTCTTTGCTTTATTTTCTACTGAACAATTTCAAAATGGCAGAGATAGTGTGTTTGCGTGGATTGCGGCCCAGTGGGAAAAGCTTAAGAACGTGTTTACAGAGTTTAAGGCGGCTCATCCAGAATTAACACTAGAAAATTTCTGGAACTCAATTAAGAATTTTGGAGCAGGAGTAAGAGATTTCTTTGCGCCGCTTATTGGCCTAATAGCTTCAAAATTTGGAGAATTCAAATCCGCTATAGATTCTTTCTTCGAGAATCATCCTGAAATTTCTCTTTCTAATTTTCTTGAAGCGCTTTTGAACTTTGGAAAGAAAGGCTGGGGTATGATTTCCAAATTCTTTGCTCCTGGCCAGCAGAGTGAAAGCGGGAATTTCTTAGATGAGTTTAAGGAAAGACTTAAGGCGTTTGAACCGATAATCGATTGGCTTGAAGGTATTAAAGATAAGATTGTTGCTTTATGGAATTCCATATTCGGTGTGCCAAATGGAGAAGGAACTGACAATAAGAAAGTAACCGATCCTTTATCACCTATGGTTGATACTTTAAAAACTACGGAAGAAAAACTATCCGTATTTGATAGAGTTGTAGATTGGTTTGTTGGAATTAAGGATAAGATTGTAAATGCTTGGAATGAATTAATGGGAATCGGCAAGGAAGATGGCGTTCCTCTTGAAAAAGAAAAGGGATTCATATCCGTAGCCGATAAGCTTAAAGATTTCGGTAAGTTCTTAGTCGACAATTGGCCTGCAATAACTTTAGCGACTATTGGCCTGTCATTTGCATATGGCTTAATTAACGCCATAGTTGTTGCAAGAAACTTGAGTAAAGGTTTTGCTGGGATGGCCGACGCTTTGAAGAAAAAGCTCGGTAAAGGTAATGATAAGGATACGATTGGCAACACAGCACTTAAGATTGCGGGAGCAATACTTATGGTTGCTGGAGCCATTGCGTTATTGTCTCTCATTCCTGCCGATCAAGCATGGGAAGGATTTAAACCGTTTATTGCAGTGTTGAGCTCCATGACTTTAGCAGTAATTTTGATCAATAAACTCGGCGGAGAAGGAAACGATGGGGCTAAAAATGCTCTTATGCTCGCCGGTTCGATTGGAATTATTGCTGCTGCATTATGGTTGTTGTGCAAAATTGTAGTTGGAAACGATTTGGGAACTATAATTGGAGCTATGGCTATAATTGAAGTGGTGCTTATTACGCTCGGCGTAATAGCTGTGAAAATAGCAAAGAATTCAAAAGGCGATGTTGCGGTAAAGGGATTCTTATCTATGTGCGCCGGAGTTTATGTCCTTGTTTTAGCTGTCAAAAAGATGGTAAAACTAATAAAGGATAATCCGGATCAGATTCTAAGTGCTATATTAGTTATTGCTATTATGGTAGGAGAACTTGGACTAATAGCCACATGGATTGCTAAGAATTCCGATAAAGGCGTCGAACTAAAAGGTTTCCTCGGAATGTGCGCCGGAGTTTATGTTCTTGTTTTAGCTGTCAAAAAGATGGTACAACTAATAAAGGATAATCCAGATCAAATACTAAGCGCTATATTAGTTGTTGCGCTTATGGTAGGAGAACTTGGACTGATAGCAACATGGCTAACAAAGAGTTCTACAGCTTCGGGTGCAAGCGGGGTCGTTGGATTCTTAGGACTATGCGCAGGTGTATATGTGCTGGTCTTGGCGTTTGGAAGGCTCTTGAATATTCTAAGTGGAGAAGGTATTACCCTTGGAAAAGCAGCAGGAGCATTTGTTATAATTGCTCTTTTAGTTGCAGAACTTGGTATCATTGCTGTAGCGCTTAATGCTGGTGTTGTTAGAGGTGGCGCTGCTAAAATAACTAGTATGCTTGCTCTTGTTGGAGCGGTATGGGTTCTTGTCGAAACATATGGACGACTCGTGTCGATTATTTCTAAGAATAATCAAGGAGTTCTTGCTGCGGCTGCTATAACGATAGGCGTTCTAGTTGGAGCTCTTGCATACATTGCCTCTCAAATGGGTGGAGGAGATCATCCTTTACTGGCCGGTATTGGAAACGCTATTACATTTGTGGCTTTGGCATTTGCGCTAGAAAAGATATTAAAGGTTTTGGGCGATGTAATCGTAAAGATCAAAGACGTCAATCCGGAAGTGCTTAAATGGTTCTTTATTGGGATTGATGGAGCTATTGCCATTATGGCGGGTACCGTTGCCGTTCTTGGAAAGTTGTTCGAGAGTAATCCGGTTGGCTTATTAATAGGCGAAGCTGGATTATTAGCATTGCTTGGCGTTTTAGCCGCCGGAATAGAGATATTATCAAGGGTTGGCGAAAGTGCATTAAACCGATTTGCCAATGCTATGAAACGTATTGGTTGGGGAATGGAGTCTTTCAATACAAGTACGAAAGGAATAGATTTAGACAGACTAAAGAATATTGGTGAGTATTTGAAAGATACATTGCCACAGATGATGAAGAGTATATTAGGCCTTAATACAGATGGGGCAGTTGAAAAGATTAAAGACGTATTTAGTATCGGCGTATATTTGGAATTATATTCAATTGCTATTAGCAAAATCGGTCAAGAAGCTGTGACTGGAGCATCAAATGCTTTTGATATGCTTGATAAGACAGATGAGGTTGCTAATAAGCTAAACGGGATAACGATGCCAAGCGATGATAAGATTTATTCGTTATTTGAGTTTGGCGTTGGTTTGTACGCTTATGGGTACACATTATCTCAGTTAACTACAGGCAACGAAACGGCGATATCGACTTTGGTAACGCAGACAAGTTCGTTGCTTGGCATAGTGACAGATGTCGAAAAGTTAGAAGCTGCTTCTACGTCAATTCAAGGTTTAGCCGGTGCTCTTGAAATATATTATCAGGCACTTAGCGGTAAGGCTGTTGATGATAATGGAAATCTTGTTGAGAATGGTAAAATCGACAGCGATAAAATGGCTCAAAGGCTTAAAGAAGTAGTTGGCGCATTTACAGATGAAGAACTTGATGAATTAGCGGCGTTTTCTGATGATGGCGAAAAAGGTAAGAAAATGACTAACGTTGCAAATGGCATTGCGAACCTTAGCCTTGCTTTTAAGTCTTATTCGGAAAATATAGGCACTTTAGATCCAACACAAGTTGGACTTGCGAATGAAGTAATAGAAAAAGTAAATAAAATCAATGTAGATCAGGCTGCTATAGATAGCTTATATACTAGTTTTGGGGACGGTGCAAGAATATCTGGTGGTTTCGTTGTTGCTTTGAATATATTTGCACTTGGAGTAGCTTTGTCTTCATATGCGAGTAATATAGGCGGACTGAGCAAACAAAATGTAAAAAACGCTAATGATGTTTTAGACGAAGTAATCAAAATACGAAATCACGTAAAGCTTACAAACGCTCCGATTAATGTGTTTGAGTTTTTACGCGATGTCGTAAAAGGTGCTAAAGATTTCAATTTAACAGAATTTAGTGGAGACATTGGAAAGTTAGGAACCGCATTACAAAAATATGGCTCGTCAATTTCTGTTCTTTCACTTGGTAAAGTATTATTGGCTAATACGGTGCTTGAAAAAATATTAAACGTTTCTGAAAGGACGCAGACTGAAACTTGGTGGACAAGGTTATTGTTTGGTACCGGTTCGACTTTAAGCGCGTTTGCCACTAATGTCGGAGACCTTGGCGGAGGACTTAGAGATTTTTGTGATAATATTGGTCAGGCAACAATAGACGATACAAAGCTTGGAAAGATATTGGACCAAGGCGGCATAATGGATAAAATACTGGCTTTGTCCAATGCGGTTAAAGAAATAAACAGCAGCGATCTCGTAGTTCAATCGTGGGATGGTGTTGCGAATTTAAGTAAATTCAAATACGTTGCCAACGAAATTAAGGAAGCTTTCGACACATTGAACACTGTAACGATTAATGATAACGCCGCAAAAGCAATAGAAACTTTTGGTTCAAATATTGTTGGAACTATTTCCGGTACTGTTAAGAACGAAGATAGTATTACAACGTTTTGCAATTCAGTCGTTTCTTTGATTAGCGGAGGATTTGAAAAAGCTTTTAATACTGAATCGGATGAAATAGAAGTAGTTGGAATGGATATTGTCAGTTATGTCAAAAATGGCATATCCGATGAAGATTCAATAACTATTATAAAGGACGCGATTATTAAATCGATCATTGGAACTATCAGAAGAACTTTATTTGAGAATTTTGATACGTTTACTGGATTTGGCAAGTATATAGACAGAGGCGTTGCTATAGGGCTTGGTGAAAATGCTTCTATAGTAACCAGGAAAGCCGAAGAAGTTGCATGGGCTGCCTATGAAGCTGCTTGTAAAAAGCTTGAAATACAGTCCCCGTCCAAGAAATTTATTTGGATTGGCGAAATGCTTGATGCTGGCCTTGCCAAAGGTATAACTGTCAATAAAGATAAAGTCGTTGACTCGATGGACAGTCTGCTAGTGACTATAGAGGATTACAAAACGCCTCTTGGCGCTAATGTCGGAGATGCAGTTGAAAATGCTATATCCGACGCCATTCCAAGTGGAACCGCAGATTCATTTATCGATAAGGCTTCCGGATGGCTTGCTAACTTTTTAACTATGCCTGTGCAGCAGGACGCAATGGTGAATGGCTATGAGGAAGACGTAAAAGGAATTGTTGATTCTACTAAGGAGACGATTACTAATTACGCCAAAGAGAAAGCAACAGAAGCGGTAGGAGACGTAGGAAGTTCAATAGAAACCGCCATTGGAGATGAAATTACAGATCTAGTATCTAATTTCGATGAAAACGGCGTTGAAAATATTACATCTGTTATCGACGGCGATTTGGAGTCTATTTTGGCCAATGTCTCGGACAACACCTACACGCTTGATCCTGAAGTTGAGTTGGACATCGATATAGTCGACAATCCAACAGCAGAAGAGATAGCCGAGATTGAGAAATTAGAGAAATTAGTTAACGAAACTGTAGACGGAATAACTCTCGATTCTATAGACGTTTCCGAGATATTTGATGAAAACGAAATAAAAGCATCAATGACTTCTTCTTTGGATAAGATAGGAGAAGCCGTTACAGATGCCGGAAATAATGTAGATGGTGGGTTTGTAAAAGGTATTGTCGATAATCTTGGAGATATTAAAGATGCCGGAGATTCTATAGTTTCTAACATAGTAGAACCAGTTTTAGACGGTTTGATGGTGGCCTCCCCTTCTAAGAAATTCATCTGGATTGGCGAGATGGTGGATAAAGGTTTGGTCATCGGACTTCAAAATGGTATTAGCGAATTTGGAAAAGCGACAAATAGCATTACAGAAAATATAGTAAACGATGTGACTGAAAAGTTGGGTCTTAAGAAGAACAGAAACACAATAGCCGATGGATTGGCTAAATTGTTCACCATGCCCGTTCGTCAAGAATCTATTATGTATGGATATGCTGATTCTATAAAGGGCGATCTCGATAAGGTGGAAGCTGAAATTTCAGATTGCATATCGAAGTTTAAAGTGAATGATGAATTAAGCAGTGCGTTCTTTGGAGGACCTATATACAATGGTATAAAGAAATTTTTCAGTATAACGCCGGAAGAATTCGAGAGTTTCGAAAAAGATATGACAAGGGCGTTTGGAAATATTTCTAATGGTATTGGAAATGCGATTAATGATATTAAGAATAGTGACATTGCCAAAGGTATTGGCGACGCGTTTTCTTCTGTAAAATCAACTTTGAAAGAAAGTTTAGAAAACACGGATATTTTAGATATATTAGGAAAAGGAATTGTCGGCGATAAATACGATAGATTTAAGACTTTGTTTACCCTTGACGATAGCGATTGGGATCAGATTAAGACCGATGTAAAGAGCACCGTCGAAGGCGTCGCTACGGATATATCTGAAAGCGTTTCAAATGCTTTTAACGGGATAACAAATAATGAAATCGTTCAAGGATTTGGAGATTTGATTTCTACGATTCCATTTGTTGAAAAATTAGAAATTCTTAAAACAGGTTTAGCACCGAAAATTTCAGATTTTGTAAGCCATTTATTTGATGTAGAAGAAAAAACTATAGATTATGAAACTAAAACCAGAACCGAAGCGTTTATGTCTCTTGCCGAAGATATTATGAATCCAATTGTTGAATTTTCGGGAGATATATCTGCAATCGCATTTGATGGGATAAGAGATACTATTTCTACTGAATATACAAATATGATGGGCCGTATGTTTGAAGGCACCGAATTGCCAGGTGCTGAGGATATCGCCTCCAAGATATCTGAAGTAATCAAGAACGCGTCTAATGTGGTTAAGAATGATGACAATACGAATACGAAGCAGGTTGGTAAAAAGATCGATGAGGATGTTACAAAAGGTATAGACGATACTGATAAAAAGAAGAGCTTATCAAATGTATTCCAGAGAGTTATTGAGTCTCTGAGGACATTTATAGTGCCGTTTGTTGAAAAGTTTAAAAATGTTGGTATCAATATTGATAACGGCATTATTAATGGTTTATCTCAGAATTCGAGCCTTGTAAGCCAGAAAGCAAGAGAAGTGGCACTTGTGGCATATAACGCTGCATGTCAAGCTCTTGGAATCAATTCTCCTTCAACCGCATTCATTTGGATTGGTGAGATGCTTGGAGAAGGACTTACGCAAGGCATAAGCTCGTATTCGAAAAATGTTGGCAGTGCGGCTGCGAAAGTTGCTGATACTGCGGTTTCGAATGCTGAGAATGGTGTTATGAGGTTATTTGATGTTATTGGGTTTGACGATATGGATCAGCCTGTTATAAGACCGGTTCTTGATCTTACTGATATTCAGAGCGGAATTCAGAATATGAATAGCATGTTCGATTCCTCGTCGATTGTAGCAAAGGGCAACGTAGCATTTGCCCAGGGAATAGCAGCAAGGCAGACCAGCAGTCAAACCGTTGAAGCTAAAGTTAAAGAAGATCAAAATGCCAAGTTTCTTACAGAAGCGATTGGCAAGCTTAATGAAAAGATTGATTCTGTAACTGACGATCTTTCCAACTTTAAGATTTACCTCGATGGTAACACTTTGGTTGGTTATATGTCGCCTAAAATTGACAGAAATCTTGGTCAGAAGACCATGTTATCTAGAAGAATGAACTAAAACGGAAGGGAGGATGATCGTTGTGGCCGATAGTGGATTTACTGTAACGCTAAGACAACCTGGTGTTATGCAGAATGACAGGCAGCTGGAATATGTTCTATACGAGGTTGGTTCTGGAGATAATGACTATATCAGCAATGGAACACTGAAGCTTGAAGTAAATAAGGCTGGCTCATTTGAATTCGACATCCTCCCTTTCCATACGTATTATTCTTTGCTCAGGAGATACATACACTATATTACCGTAAAGGATGAAGGGGCGATAATATTTTATGGGCGCATTCTATCGATGAGTTTATCATTTAATGGCACAAAGCATGTTGTATGCGAAGGACTGATGGCAAATCTTTTAGACGGGCCGATGTATGATCCAAACGCATCATCGCCTGACAAGCTTTTTACGATATCAGGAGCTCCTGGAAGTATGTATCATAAAGCGATAAAGGCGTATCGGAATCGTGTCAGGCAGGATATAGAATCTGGCTCCACACCATCAGGAACTATAGATTTTACTCTTGAAGATATTGATGTTAGCAGCGGAACTAGTGTCGGCGATTTTATTACGAGCGAACTCGTCGAAGCATATGGTGGTTTTCTCGAGATGGAGTATCTCACGCAGTCTAATGGAGAGATTTATGGAAGACTTAACTGGAAGTCAGATCCTTCAATGAATGGTTACTCGGTTTCTACGATAAATCAAGCTGTTGAATTTGGAGTAAACATGCTGGATATTACAGCGGAATCCGACGATGACGAAATAATGATGGGAATTATACCGACATGGGAAGATTCCAACAACGATGTGCATTGGGTTTCCGCGCAGGACAGAGATGTTGATAATACTTCTCAGAATATTTACAGACCTTATGTGGTCGGTCCTTCTGGTGGACTGACGGCAGTTGGAATTAAAATCGTGGAACTTCCAGGTGTAAAATCTCAGGAGAAAGCTCTGGAATATGCCGAAAACTATAGGTCAAAGTATTGTGACAATTACTTATTCGAAAACGGAAGCTCTGTTGAGTTTGATTCGTATACTGTAAGGGCAATAGATATGCATTACGCTGGGGACAGTAGCAAGACGAAAATCAAGCTGTACGACAAAGTGAGTATATCGTGCTCTCCGCATAACATAGCCAAAGAGCTTACGTGTACGACGATCGAGATCAGTATTGACAATCCGCAAAACAGCAGCTATACGTTCAGTGTTTACAGACCGAAAGCCAGTAGCAACGACAAGGTGCTTACCCGACAGATCAAAAAGAAAAGGATTGTGTTGTAATTATGAGCGTGACTTATAATGGTGAGCATCAGATATGCTTTTGGAAAGTTACACAAAGCGGAATTGAGAATCCTAAGTTTTCCTGGGATGACTTGAATTTGATACCGCAAAGTAGGCCTTATATAAGCGTTCCGAAAGCCAATTATTCCATAGTTGGCATACCACATTCAAGCGGAAGAATAAACATTACGGATTCTCTTCCGGGCGGAATGACTTATGAGAGCAGAGCTGGGACGTGGGAATTCAACGTAGATCATAACGCTTTTACGAGCTGGACAAAATCCTACGATAGTTATTCTGAATATTTTCACGGGTCAAGAATGTATGTTTCTTTGAACGACGATCCTACTAAGATATTTGTAGGCAGAATAAAGATCAGTTCATATGAGCCTGGCGAAAACTATTCTGCGATAACGCTTTCATACGATCTCGATGCTATGCCTGCTGAAGGAGTATCACTGCCATTCAGAATTAGATTCTTTGGTTCGGATGGCAGAGTCATTAAAAATGAAATCCATTACAGCGGAGATCTTCCGTACTGCTCTCCTCCTGTAAATCATGCAAGTTCTGACGCTGTGTTTGCAGGATGGAAGCCTACAGTTACAGCGGTTGAAGGGAATATGGATTATCGTCCTACATATTATTATAGGGCAAGGATTACAGCAAGCTCATATGCTGAAAGAACTGGAGCTTCGGCATTATCTTCACATCCGATAATCTATGTGGTTGAGGAAGAACCAGAAGAAGTTACTGAGGCTACGTACGAGATTCCGGATAGCGTGAAGTTTCTCTTTAATAACGTGAACTATTCCATAGATGTTCTTGGAACACAGGGAAGCACAATAAAGAAGCTGTACTATACGCCTGAAAATATGGATATAGAGACAGATACCGAGTAATGGAGGAGGTGGGCACATGGCTAAGGATATTGTTATACAGGATGAGTATTTTAAGACAGTCCATCTTAACGGAGTTACAAGATTGCGCACAGAGCTTGAAGATGGCGGGGAATGCTATTGGGTTCCGGAAGATGAAGAGATGTCTTTAACCACCAAAACCATTACTGAGAATGGCACGTATTCCGCTTTACAAGATGATGTAAATGGGTATAGTTCTGTGAGCGTTAGCGTTCAGCCTAATCTTGGAACAAAGTCGATAAGCGCAAACGGCGTTTATTCAGCTTCAAGCGATAATAAGGATGGATATTCTGAGGTAAGCGTTTCCGTTCCTAATACGTATACTTCTTCCGAT